CCGAAATATTCCATCTGCATGCGGTCAAGCCCGGAACGTCGCACATTGAGCGCGGGTGCAGCCTGCGCGTTGCGTACCAGTTGAGCGCAGGCAAACTTCACCGCGTCGGGGATGATGTCGAAGCCCGCGGTATAGGTGACTTCCGCCTCGATGTAGGCGAGGCCCAGGGCCTGCGCTGGAAGAATGATCTCGCCTGTCGTCGATACGAATTCAACCTGGGCGGCATCAACGTCGATCCAAGTGCCCGCGAGCCCGAACGCCTGCGCAACGTCGCGGGCAAAGTCCGCTCCCATCGGCGGTTCACTTCCGCTGTAACGCACGAGAACCTTGATCAACGGCGAGGTTGCCGGAGCGTTGGCGCAAAGTGGGAGGTAGGTTAATCGCGCACGGCCAGTCTCGGGAACTATGCGCACCCGCTCGGAAAATTGCGTGACGCCGAGCGATATTCGCCGGCAGAGAGAATCGATGAGGGTAGACGCCGATGAGACCAGTGCCTCCGGCGTCGCCGCATCGAGTCCGTAGTTTTCGTATTCGGAAACCGCCAAGTACTGCATCCGCGTCCTCCATGGAGAGCAAAGGGCCGGCACGTGGCCGGCCCCGCTCTCTGTTTTGCGGCCAAGGCCGCTTTTCTCTACCGATGAACGTTGACCTTGTAGTGCGCGTAGCCGACGCCCTTTACGACTACGGCGCCGAACTTCGCGACCACCATCTGTGAAGCCAGTGATCCAGTCATTCCGAGCTGGAAAACGCGTGGATTGGGATCAGTCAGCCAGTGGTACTCGATCATGTCTTCGCTCACGATGTAGGCGGGCAGCACTGCGGATCCGCTGCCGGGTGTTCCTGTATAGCTCAGCGCCCATTCCGGAATCAGCGGCAACTCGCCGGCCTGTGTGGAGAGCGTCTTGACGCGGACGCCACCCGCAACTTCCGTAGTCGAGAGAACGACGTTGAAGTCACTCTTGAGCTCACGGTCGATCAAGTCGAGCAATACAGGGTTGGCATAGATCGCGGTCGGACGCGCCTCGTAGTTCGAGTTCGCAACCATAGTGGCGATTGTCGCCTTGATGCCATCCACGATGCTCTCGGCCACGTCGATGGTCTTGACGTTTCCGCCGGCATCGATCTGACCGGACGCGCCAAAGTACTGCGTGGTCGCCGGAGCACTCAGGGAAGTGTCGTTACCGTTCCACAGCGCAACGTCATGCGTGCGCATCAGTCCATCGACCGCATCGGCCAGGTCCTTCGCCTGCAGATAGGCGAACTGGCTCTGCTGGGCGCCGACTTCCAGATCGAACAGGTTGTAATTGATCTGCGAGACCAGAGCCTTGAGCGGGAGGGAGCGCTCGACACGCGTCGGCGAACTGACGGTGGCAACGATGTTGCGCGGATCGACGAACGCGTTGATTGCCGAAGGCGACGGGATCGCCGTCTGCTCGAAGAAGCGCGACGGATGGCCGGTGGCGGGCGTCTGCTTGATGCGCTGCCCGAAGACGCCGCGACGACGAACGATGTCGGTGATCTCGGTTTGATAACGGTTCACTTCGACCGCGCCGGGACCAATGAAATCAGCGGCAGCGTTTAGATCGATGAATTTCGTATTCATTGTTTGCTTACCTTTCTGGATTCTTGTAAGGGAGTTATCAATTTGCCTTTGTCACGCCGAAGCATCTCTTTCGTCGCAACTAGGCCCTTATGCCAATATCCCAGCTCTCGCGAGTTCCGCTTTCACGGCGATGCGTTGCTCCACGCTTAGCGCGCGTAGCATGTCGTCGGCCGAGGTCGTAGCCAGAGGACCTTCGCCGGCTCCGAACTTGCCCAGTAGCGCGGCGGTGCTCGCGGATACGGTTTTGCGTTCACTGGCTTGCACTGTCGGCCGTTCCTCAACCATGGCAACGATGCGCTCGACTTTTTCTTCCAGTGAGGCGAACCGCGTCTCCAGCCGTGAGAGCGTTCGTTCCAGGGCCTCGGCAGCCGCGGTGATGCGTTCTGTCTCTGTTCTGCTCTCTTCCATGAGTTCCTTTCTTAATGCAGTCGGAAGTCGTAAGTCTTAAGTCGTAAGACAACAACGAGCCGACTACTTCTGACTTTCGACTTCAGACTTCAGACCAAACGAATCGACGTATTGCGATACGCCGCCTTATCCCGTCGCAGCAGTGCCGCCCCGGTGAAGGTGAATTCGTCCACCACCCAGACCGGCGCGTGTACGTCGATAACTCGTGCATCGGCGATCTCGTAGGACATCCCTAGCGTCTCGCGGCTCGCCGCCATCTCGCGCACAAGTTCCGGAAAATCCTGCGCGAAGATGTAGCCGTTGACCGCGAGTTCCCTCACTCCGCCGCTCTGTTCCACTTCAGCCGAGGTAATGATGCCGACCTTACGGCGGGCGTCGTGGCGGTCGAGACTCGGCGCATAATCGAGCCCCATGCCCAGCAGTGACGGAAGAGCCTGCTCGACGGCCGCCGCGGTCAGCAATACGCGATGTCCACGAGCACCACTCGGTGGCTTGTCCGACGCAGCATCGACGATCGTCAGTACCCCCTCGAACGGCATCCGGTTGGGATGCCGTGCGATCGGCGGCATCTCGATCGCCATCGCCTCCATTTGCATTTGCATTAAATCTCCTTCGTCAATCGTGCCGACGGGCGAATCGTGCCATCGCGCCATCGAAATCTCAGAATCGGTTTTTGAATGGCTCGATGAGCACGATGGCTCGATGGCTCGATCAGGGTTAGTTCTCCATCGGTGCCAACCCCCGCATCTGCCTAACTTCGTTGACGGTCAGCACGCCACAGCGCAACAACCGCTCCTGCACCTCCGACTTCGCCAGCTCATTCGGCGCATCGACGTCGCAGAAGACGAATTCGAGGTCGTTCCATCCCAGCCGTTTGCCAATGGCATCGCGCGTCAGGTGCTCGGCGAAGAGTTTGGCCGTCGGCACGATAGCGGTGTGGAATGCCTGGTCGCTAAGTTCGCCGGCGGTCGAACGATTCACATCTCCTTCGACGCCGAGGAACATCGCCGGAAGATCGAAGGCGTCGGCGATGATGCGCAACAGGAATTCCTGCCACTGCAGCCGCAGATCCGAGTCCGTCCCGCCGCCGAACCGGACAACCTCCGGCTTATGCGGAGAACTCATGATCGGCACCTTGCCGGTGCCCTCGACTTCGTCCTGCCACCAGCGGATCAGCCGTTCGTGCTGCACGGCATCCAGTTCGTCGAGCCAAAGCGCATATTGTGCAACCGAGTTGTTGGCGAGTTTCGCCGCATGCCGGTGCGCGCTCAGGAAACTCGCGATGGTTTCGAACGCGACCTCCAGGCGCCCCAGGCCGAACGGAGTGTGGGTGCGCGGATTGAGCCGAATGTATGAAAGCTCTTGGTCGGCGAGCACTACCTGTCCTTCTGTCCCGAACTTGCCGGTTACCTGCACGTAGCGCGGAGATTCCGGTCGGCCATCCCAATCGGTACGCAATTTGATGGTGGCTCCGTCGACCGGCCAAAGCTCCATCGGCGTCTCGGCATTGCCCGTCTTGCGCAGTTCGATGGCGCCGAAACCACCGACGATGATGTCCTCAAGTACCTGCTCGGCCATCGAGCGGAACGAATCGTCGGAGTTAGGCCGTTCCAGAATGTCGGTGAGTACCGCGACCCGTTCGGCTCCGTTCTCGAGCTCTTCGACCCTGCGTCCGCGCCGGGGCTGGATGCGCCACTGCATCCCCGCAATTCGGTCCTTGATCGTATTGATAGCTTTGCGGGCAACGGGCGTTTCTGCAAATCGCCGTAAGTTTGCGGGTGTTGGCTTCGGCAGCGCCTCGTTGCGTGCCCCATGCCCCAAAATGCTTGGCGGCAACGCCGTGGTCTTGCGCTTCTCTCCGCCGTCGCGTTGCCGCTTTGCCCGGCGCAGAACTCCTCCCAGCTTCTCGCGTATGTCCATGTTTCTCCTGTCTTTCGCGCGCAATAAAAAAGGCTCCCCTCCGGGAGCTTGCAGTTCAAACTTTCTGGATCAGGTCATATCTTCAACTCCAGCCGCGCTGTTTCCGCAATCCTCGGCATGTCGGCAATGGTTGCGATGTGAATGTCCCTCTGCCGCATCGTATAGAGCGCGAAAGCGATCTTCTCGTCCTCTTCATTCAGATCCGGCTCAACGACGGCCGTTAGGATCGGGTCTACATCATCCAATCGCCGCATCCCGGCACGAATCCCGGGATAACTGAACGCCAGCACCTTCGCGGCATTCACGTCTGACACCAGTGAAACCGCCTGGAACATACGAACAATCCCGGTCGGCCGATACGAGCAATCGATTTTCAGTGGGTCGCCGGCGTGGGTGTACCTCGCAACCTTAATGTCCTGCAGCAGAAAGTCCCAGACACCTTGCTTTGCAAATTCCGACCGCATAGTCCGTAAAATCGATTGCCGTCCAGAGACAGTCCGCGACCCATCTCTCTGGCGCTCGAGGTACATCCCGGCGAGTATGCCAAGTTCTTCCTGCGGCGATTCCGTCAACACCGCCCTCGCCGGCGAGAGCTGAATTGCATTCGAGAAGGTATCCTCCATCCTTTTCATCAGCCATTCGCGATCGGCGCCGCCGGCTTGCAAGACCTGTCGAATCTCGCGCTCCAACTCCGTAAAAACCTCGGTCTCCGCGGCGGGATCAAGGCAGCGCACTCGACGCCAATCATTCGTGAATTGCGCGTCGGCAAATGGAGCCCGCTCATTGCTGCTGGTGCACAGCACCACGCCAACGTTGACGAATTCGTCCTTCAGAGCGTCCGGCACATAACGCAACAGGAAAAACTCGCATTGTCTGAGTGTGTTCAGTGCTCTTTCCTCATCTCTTCAGTTGACGGTATCTCTCCAGTTCGGAAACGGATGACGACTGGACTCCCTGAACTGAGCGATCAACTCCGGAATCTTCGCTCGACGCTGTAACAGTTGTTCGACCAGCCGTTCAATGTCACTCGTTTCGCCATACCACTCGGGCGGGACCGCCTCGGCGCATCGCCAGGCAGCTTGTTCGTCCAGTGCCTGGGCACGGCTGAGCCAGGGTTCGAAGCTTTCCCATCCTGTAACTCCGCGGTAGACGTCGTTGCGTCCGTAGACACCGCGCAGCGGTGAATCCGGAAATGTCCACTCGCCCGCATTGAAGCAATATCCCTGATCGATAAACGTCGCCGTCCACTTCCGTTCGCGTTGCTTCTTCCAGAACGCGGCCTGCCGACCGTTAGCGTTGCACGTCCATTTATCCAGTACCAATATCCCCGCAAATGCGTCGAGGTTCCGCACGCGCTCCAGCAAATTCTCCGGCAGGTAGTCGTACACCAATCCCTGCGACGGCGGAACAACGTACCTCGACCCGAACTGCAATCCCGGCGAGCACGCTTTTACTCCGTGCGCCAATTCGACTCGGAGCTCCGGCGTATGTTCGATCAGCCACGGCCCGACTTCCACGATCTCCGTCGCCGGAACCGGCAGTCCAACCAACTCCGCCAATCTTGTAGCCAGCAACTCGTTGGCCAAAACTCGCAGATGCTGCGGATTGTTCTGGAACTTCACCACGTAATAGTGTTCGTCGGAGGCTCGCATTAAGTGGCTCTGAGCTCCTCCGCGCATACGTTTTACGTGCTGTACCGCTTCAGTGGCCAAGTCTGGGTCCGGGTACTTCTCTCACCTGCGTATCAGCGACGCCTCCCGGCGCCACTCCAAGACAGCATCGTACCGTTCTCGCCTGCCCTAAACGGAACCCTATTCCCAATTTGTACCGGCGTTCTTCCCGAAATAGAACTCATAACATCGCTGCTCGAACTGCAAGCGCGATTGCCATCGCTATCACGGCATCATCATGACTGCCATTCGCGGCCTCCGGACGTCCATCGCGGCCGCGCACGAACGTTCGGCACTGCTCGAGCAATCGAGTACTCTGCAGCGTTGCCGGATTCGAGCGCAGAACCGCGGCCAGGTTCTCCAGCATCGCTGGCCGGCTCGCCGCCGTGGTCAACCAACCTGGCTCTCCGTCACGTCGCCTTCCTTCACGATACAGAGGCTCATAGCGCTCCTGCAGCGTTAGGCACGCCAGCACCGCATGACCATGATTGTTGCGCTCGACGGCGACCGTCGC